TGCTCGTAGGTCACACCCATGGCGGCGGCCACGGCGCGAAACTGCATGCGCAGAAACTCCGCGTAACTCGCGCCGACGTCGGCCGGTTGGGAGAATTTGACGTCCTCCCCGGGCTCAAGAATCTGCTTGGTGCCGGGCTCCATGCCGGCCAACGCCACGCCGCTGGCATCTGCCGCCCCTTCGCCCATCAGGTTGTCCTCGGGGGCCAGTCGGGTGATGAAGCCGGCGAACATGGCGGCGGTTTTTTTGCGCACCAGCTCCGCGTCATCGTACTGGTCGAGCTCGTTCAGTTTCACCAGCGCGCGTGCCAGCCACGGCTCGCCCCGGATCTGCCCCGGGCGCAAGGGCCGGTAGAGGTGGATGATCTCAGCCGCATCGATGCGCATCGTTTCCATGCTATTTCCCGAGGATCCCGAGGATCCCGAGGATCCTGAGGACAAGGGAGCAAGGGCTCCGTCCTCGGGATGGCTGCGGTACAGGTGGTAAGCAACCCGCCTGCCCAGCCGGTCGAATTCGATCCCGGCGCGAATGAGGTTGCCGTTCTCAGCGGTGGTGTTCATCGTCACGGGCAGGTGCTCGGGCTCTAACACTTGCAGCTGCATCGCCACCGGCAGATCGTCTTCGGGTCGGCGGTAGCGGATGCGCACGAGCGCTTCGCCGCCCTCGAGCATGGCGCGACAGGCCAGCGCCTGCAGGCCGTAGTAATCGGTCAGGCCTGCGGCATCGGCCTCTTCGCACCAGTCGCGCCACAGCGACTGAATCGTTTCACGCTGGTGCGCGTCAATCACCATCGACTGCGGCTTGATGCCGGTACCGATGGCGTTGGCCACATAGGATTCCAGCGCCGCATTGGCCCAGGCGTTGCGCCGCACCAGGTCGCGACTTTTAGCGCGCAACTCATTCTGGGTGGTGAGCAGTGCAGCAATGGCACCGGGATTGCCGACCGACCACGCGATGGCGCGACGCCCTGCACCGATACCGTCGTAGGTGGGAGTGCTGCCAGTCGAATGGCCCAAAAGTCGGCGTTGGATTGTTTTAAGCCAACCCATTACAGCCCCTTTGCCGTGTGCATGCGAATCTGGCGTGACTTGGGAATACCCAGTTGCCGAGCCAGCGCCGATTCGACTTCGGCCAATGCGGCCTTGAGGTCAGACACCGAGCGGTACTCGATGCTTTTGCCGTCATAGCTGACGCGGTGCTCGCCAGTGGCCAGCGCTTCGCGCAAGGCCTGGGCGTGTTCTTCGGTGTAGGTGGTCATCAAGTCATCCAGCGACTGCGCACAATTCGGCGCAAGGGTTTAAGGGCTCCAGAATCAACAAGGCCACCGCTGGGGGTGGCCTCGTCATTCATCACGGGTTGTTGCAAGGTCGCAGGCGGATCGTTGATGGCGCGCGCCATCCCCAGTTGTCGCTCCAGTTCGCGCCAGTGACGCTCCTCGAAACGGTCTAGGCCTGCAGCAGCGGCGGCGGCGCGGGCGTAGACGTAACAGTCCAGGGCCTCGTTGCGCTCGCGCATCTTTTGCCACTCGCGCACCGCAAAGCCATTGCGATCGCGCCGGGTCACCAACTGCTCGGCACACAGTTGCTGGATGTATTCCCCGTCCACCTTGGGCAAGTGCACGAATCCTGTGGGGTACTGAATGCTGGTTTCGTCCTCCTGGACGTCAGCGGCTTTGCGCAAGTTGTTGTAAAACTCCAGCTTGGCAATGCCCCCCGTGACCGAAAACACTTTGATGCCACGGCGCAGCTTTTTGCCACCCTGTGAGATATCGACGGCCGTCGGTGTACCAATCAAGGCCGCGCCACGCGCCACCCCTTTGACAGCCATGACCCGGGGGTCTCGGCAAGAACGCACAAAGGCATAAGCCTCCTGGGTGGCAAAACCGGTGTCCAGGGCAAATCGGACCAGCGGCAATGAGGCACCTGACTCGTGCGTCCAGGTCTCGCTCAGCATGTCTGCCAAATGCTTCCACACCGTGTCGCGGGCGGTGTCGCCCATCAGGACACGGTGCTCCACCAGCCAGGCTTCCTTGCCTCGCCCGAACGCCCAGACCGAGGCTTCGATCCGGTCCTTCTGGACGTCAGCGCCACCGACCAGTAGCAGTCCGCCAAGGGGCACTGTCCCCATTCGGTAGTCTTCCCGCCGCTCAACGAGCCGCTGCCAGTCGGGTGCTTCACCTTCTTCGACCCAGGTTTCGCCCAGTTCGGTGTTCTTGAAGGTCTTGATGGCCGCAGCCGAGCCAGATTTTTTGCTCACCGCGCTCTCCCACGCCAGAGCAATCTGGCGCCAACTGCGCCAGCCCACAGGGCTGTACAGACTTGAGAGGTGAAAGCCTGCGGTCTTGGTGCCGTGTTCCGCCGCCATGGCTCGCCACTCACCGTGCTCGAGCATCCAGGTCTTGTGATGCTCAACGATGGCCGTATCGCAGGACTCACAGATGTAGGCGGCTGTCTCGGGCATCCCCTTGTCCCAGCGGAACTGCTCAAACCGCAGCCACTGGCGGTGATCGCAATGTGGACACGGCACAAAGTAGCGCCGCTGATCGGATGCCTCATATTCGCGTTCGATGGCCGACACACCCGAGATGGTCGGGGTCGACACGATAAATATCTTGCGCCGGGTGAAGGTGCGCGTGCGTGCTTCGGCCAGCGAAATTGCATCACCTTCGCCTTCCACGTCCAGTGGGTAACCGTCGACCTCGTCCAGGAACAAATAGCGCACCGGCATCGAGCGCAAGCCCACCGCGCTGTTGGCACCGGTCATCACCAGCACGCCACCCCTGAACTCCTTGGCCAGGATGGTGTTGCCGGAATCGCGTGACCGTGCCGGTGAAATTAGTTCACGCAGCGCAGCTGATTCCTCGATCAAGGGGTCAATGCGCTGCTTGGAGTTTCGCTTGGCCATGTCCACCGTCGGCCAGACAGCCATCATGGGCCCGGGCGCATGGTGAATCACGTAGCCAATCCAGTTGCTACCCATCTCAGTCGCGCCCAACTGCGCCGCCTTCATGAACACCGCCCGCTCCACCGGCGAATTGGGCGAGAGGCAATCCATGATCTCTTTCAAGTACGGCGTGCGGCTGGTGCGCCAGCGACCCGGCTCGGCAGAGGCCTTGCTGGAGAGCATGCGGTGCTGATCGGACCACTCAGACACCGACAGCAGCGGATCAGGTGTGAGGCCATCCCGCCAGGCCCGTTCAATTTCGCTTGCGCCGTCGTAGTGATCGGTTTCGGTTTCTTTGTTCATCAGTCCACACCGGCCTGTAAATTACCCAATTCCTGCAAGTGCTCGCGCACCGCGTTCTCCAGCGCCACGTGCATGGTGTGCGCATCGATTTCCAATTTGGCTGCCATCTGGGCTGAGACCCTTGCGGGCCAGTTCAGCCACGCATCACGTTCACTGCGCGCCAGCTTGAATACATGGGCTATGGCCTGCGGCCGATCAATGAGTTCGCCCTTGAGCCTGGCCAGACGCACTTTGTTGGTCTGCGCTTTGACCACCTCGTTGACGGTTCGGGCTTGCAGCAGCGAGGTGCCACCACCGCCGCCAGAACTTGTGTTGCTTGTAGCGCCAGCACCACCTCTGTCACCAGCACTGTCACCAGCACTGTCGCCATCGACCTCCGGCACCTTGACTTTGACGGTGGGTCGTTGCGTTCCGGTCTTGGGCGCACTGGTGTTGCGCGCCCACTGGGCATCTGCCTGATCGGGATCAATCGTGCCGTCAGCCAGCGCATTGATGCGCCCGCTACGGATGGCCTTGTGTACGGCGGTGTCGGTGACCCCGCGATGACGGGCGTAGGCGCGAATCGAAAGTCCCATGGGTAATGCGTGTGTTCTTCATTGCAAGGTCTGTTTGGCCCGGGATGGGCTAAATCCAAAGATGCAAATTTGCATGTCTGATGTCGATGAACTTTCGGCAAATTTGCCGGAAGTTGGGGTGTGGGTTTGAAGCAAAAAATGATTCAGAAAATGATTGGAATTGACTTGGCTTCTCAAGCAAACAGCGCGTTACTACAGACATCGCAACACACCAATCGGAAGAATTGAAATGAAAAACACCATCGACCAAATTTTTGCCTTGATAGCAGGGAAGCACCTAAACATCGACACCCTTGAGACACGCAGATCAGATAGCTTGGACTTCCATGACGTCTCAGTCTGGGGTGTGCGCAGCGCCCTCGAAGCCGCCTTTAAAGCCGGGGTTGAGTTGGGTGCATCAATGCCCAAGCCGACCGAGTCGGAGATTGGCAACACCTAAAAAATCACGACAAGCCAAACAGAAAAAGCTTGGCTTGTCTTGCAAACAGCGCGTTCATCACATCGTCTTAACAACCACGCAGAAGGAGCCTCAAATGAGCACCATTACATTGACCGCCACCCAGCACGCCGTCCTCGTCCACGCCATTCACCACAGTGACGGCAAGCTCGACTGGTTTCCCGACAACATCAAGGGCGGTGCACGCAAGAAGGTTCTGCAAGGACTTTTCAATCGCGCCCTGATCACGCCACATGGATCAGACTGGCTGGTCGCCGCCGAAGGCTACGACGCGCTGGGCTGCTCCAGACCAGTTGCTTGCAACATCGCCCCAGACGATGAACTGGAGGCAGCCGTGGCGCAGGCTGAGGCCACGTGGGCGCAAGGTGTGAACACCAACGATGCTGTTGCCAACGAGTCAGCGCCAGCAGATCAAGCCGAGGCAGTAGTCATTGAAACAGAGCCCAAATTCAAAGCAGATCAACACGGCAACGCCCCAGGCTGCGACGATTGCCTGGCTGGCACCGATGTACCAGCAACTGAAATCAACGCGACACAGGGCCAAACCAAGCCAGCATCAACACCCGCCGACCAGCCTCTTGCGAAGGTCATCCGCACCCGGGAAAACAGCAAGCAGGCCACCATCATCGGGATGCTCCAACGCGTCGAAGGTGCCACCATTGCACAAATTTGCGAGGCAACGGGCTGGCAGCCTCACACCGTGAGAGGCACGTTTGCCGGAGCGTTCAAAAAGAAGCTGGGTCTGACCATCACATCGGCAAAACCCGATGGCGGCGTGCGCACCTACCGCGCAGCAGCTTAAAAAATAGATTGAAGAAGAAGCCAAATTTGCTTGGCTTCTCTCTCGAACAGCGTCTTCATAGAGGTGTCGCGATTGACGACGAACCTTTAGGAAAAACACAATGACCACCATGACCATCACCATCGAGCGCACACCGCGCACCGTCCAACTGGGCAACGCCACCCTCCAAGCCGAAGAGTTGAGTGTCACCTTGCCCTTTGCCCGCAAGCCTTGCGACCTGAGCGAACTTGGCGGCGGGTCTCCTGCCAAAGTGCTGGTCACCGAAACCCGCGAGATGAGCACCACGGAATTTGATGAGTTTGCCGCCAACCTGCTGCGCTCACGCGACTGGCTCAATGGCAAGGGGGGAACCACGCAAGATGGCGTCCTCTGCGTCGAGGTTTGTGCACCTGGCCGCCCCTACCTTTACGTCAATCCCGAAGGCAGTAACTACGGTCGGTACGTTTCGCGCCTGGGCTAAAAAGATTGAAAGAAGAAGCCAAATTGACTTGGCTTCTCAATCGAACAGCGCGTTACTACAGTCATCGCAACCAACCAAGAAAGCGGAGATTGAAATGACCAACGCAACACAAACCTTGCCTAGCCTGAACCTAGATTGGGGCTTCTGGAATACGATGAACGAGCACGCCACCGCCGCCTGGCCCCTTGCATCCGAAGCGATTGCAACCGCCACCGGATGCGAACCTGAACAAGTCAGAGCCTTCCTGGACAGCCGCTTTGGTCGCCACTTCGCAGACGATGTTCAAAATGGACTTTTTGTGGATTGCAACCTCAAGGACGCGATTGACAAAGCCACTGCCAAATGGATGGGCTGGACGATTGGCCGCATCACCGCCAAGGAAACTGGCATCCCTCGCGGCATGGCCTACTTGACCGGGTTTGTGGTGCAAGCCGCCATCGACGACGAGCTTTTTGCCTGAGACATACGATTGGCTTTAAAACGCCGAGCCTCAAACGCCCGGCGCAGCAAGTAGCTGCGCACCAGCGACACACCCGTAAAGATCAATCCGATCATCAGGTTCTGCGACAAGGTCGCATGCAGTCCAAACAGCGGGAACACAAAATACTGAGTGATGACCGCCACGATGTAGCCCACCAGCACGTTGGTAACCGACTCCACCAAGGACATCCAGCGCGACTGCATCACGATTGGCCTTGATCATTCTGACCAGCGTCAGCAACGACAACTCCGGCCAAATCGTTGAAGCCAATGCCATCGCTCTCGCGACTGGCGAGTTTCCCGGTCCAGTCCTGCCAGCGCCGAACAATCACGTCGACATACTTCGGATCGAGTTCCATCAGGCGCGCCGTGCGGCCTGATTTTTCTGCAGCGATCAGGGTTGTGCCAGACCCACCAAAGGGGTCAAGCACCACGTCACCGGGTTTGCTGGAGTTGCGAATCGCACGCTCCACCAACTCGACCGGCTTCATCGTCGGGTGCAAATCGTTCTTGTGGGGCTTTTTGATCTGCCACACATCGCTCTGGTCGCGGTCGCCGCACCAGTGGTGCTTGCCACCCTCGGGCCAGCCGTACAGAATTGGTTCGTACTGGCGCTGGTAGTCAGAGCGACCCATGGTGAATGTGTTCTTGGCCCAGATAATGAAAGTCGACCA